TATAAAGCATCAGAAACTAAAGTTGTAGACGCTAAAGAATTAGAAGCAGCAAAATTACAAATGGGTGAAGATGAATATATGCAAGAGTTTGAGTGCAGCTGGGCAGCAGCTATTAAAGGTTCTTATTATGGTAATTTAATAATTGAAGCAGAACAAGAAGATAGAATAACAAAAATAGAATATGATGAAGCATTGCCAGTTCATGTGGCATGGGATTTAGGAATATCAGATAGTTGTGCATTATGGTTTTTTCAAGTAACAATGGGAGAAATACGCATAATTAATTATTATGAAAGTGGTGGAGTTGGATTAGACCATTATGTAAAAATGATGGAAGAACTGCCTTACAATTATTGGGGTGATGATTATTTACCACATGATGCAAAAGTAAGAGAATTAGGAACAGGGAGGACGAGGGCAGAAACCTTATTAAATATGGGTAGACGCCCTCGAATTGTGCCAAGCCATAAAGTTGATGACGGCATAAATGCTGTACGATTATTATTACAACATTGTTATTTTGACCAAGAAAAATGCGAAGATGGACTTAATGCGTTAAGAAATTATCAAAGAGAATATGACGATATAAAACGAGTATTTAAAAGAACACCTTTGCATAATTGGGCATCACACGCATCAGATAGCTTTCGATATTTAGCTATGGCATATAAAAATTTAAAACCAAAAACAAAAGAAATAGACCCATTAGAAAATTTATATAAACAACCAACACTTGACGAAATGATAGAAATGCACCTAAAATCAGAGAAAAATAAAAAACAACCAAGGATATAATGGAAAAAATTCAAAAATATGATGGTAATTTTAAAAATATGGATTATACTTTTTATAAAATGTCAAGAAAATTAGAGCAAAAAAAAATTAAAAGTAGGAAAAGCAAGAATGGCAAACGAAGATACCAGAAGTAAAATAGAACTAAAAGAAGGTACAGCGCAATATTGGCAAATAGAATTAAATAACGCAGATGAAACAGAAAAAGAATGGCGTAAAAGAGGAAAACAAGTAATAGCTAGATATAGAGATGAAAGAAATGTAGATAGTTATGGGGTGTCAAATGAAAAAAAGTTTAATATTTTATGGGCAAATACAGAAACTTTAAAAGGTGCATTATTTGCTAAAATGGCAAAACCAGATGTGCGTAGACGTTTTCCAAATAATAATCCAATAACAAGAGATCCAGCTAGAGTATTAGAAAGAACTATTGATTATGCAAATGATGAGTATAATGCCAATAAACCAATAGAATCAGCATTAGAAGATTATTTATTGCCAGGTCGTGGCGTTGTTTGGGTAGTATATGATCCTATTTTTGTTAAAGAAATGGTAGAAATGGAAGAAATTAATGAATTTGGTGAAACAGTTATAGTAGAAGTAGAGCAAGAAAGAATAGGGGAGCAACGCTGTTATTTTGATTATGTTCATTGGGAAGATTATCGAGAAAATCCTGCAAAAAGACCAGAAGATGTGTCATGGAAAGCTCGTAGGCATTTATGGACAAGAGATGAATTAAAAAATAGAGGTTTTTCTAATGTTAATGATATTCCGTTAAATTGGTCGCCAGATTCAGAAAATGAAAAATATCAAGAAGAAGAAATATTTAAAAGAGCAGAAATATGGGAAATTTGGGATAGGACAAAATATAAAAGGTATTATATTGCTAAAGATTATGATAAAGTTTTAAGAGTAGATGATGATCCTTATGAATTAGAAGATTTTTATCCTACGCCAACGCCTATGATTGCAGTTAAAACAAATGACACAAGCGTTCCTATTCCAGAATTTACATTATATCAAGATCAAGCCGAAGAATTAGATAGGGTAACAACAAGAATATCTAATTTAATTGAAGGATTAAAAAGGCGTGGGGTATATGATGCTGCTGTGCCAGAATTATCCCATTTGGCTAATGCAGGTGATAATGATTTTGTTCCTAGTGAAAATTTTAGTATTTTAGCACAAAAAGGCGGTTTAGCAGGAGTATTTCAGCAAGAAGATATATCTCCTATAGGGGTAGTATTACAAGGTCTGTATCAGCAAAGAAACCAAATATTAGAAACAATTTATGAAGTAACAGGAATATCAGATTTATTAAGAGGTAATACAAAAGCTAGTGAAACAGCTACTGCGCAACAATTAAAAGCACAATTCGGTAGTATGCGTATGCGTAAAAGACAAGAAGAAATAGAACGTTATATAAGAGATTTATTTAGAATAAAAGCAGAAATAGTAGCAGAACATTACGAGCCAGAAATATTACAGGCGATTACAAATATACAGGTAACACCAGAAATGGTGCAAATTATGCGAGATGATAAATTACGAGCATATAATATAGATGTTGAAACAGATTCTACTATATTTTCTGATGAAAATGCTGAAAAACAAACAAGAATAGAATTTTTGCAAACTATGGGAGCTTATTTAGAAAAAGCCATAGCAGTATCTAATGCAAATCCATTATTAACACCATTAGCATTTCAATCATTAAGATTTTTAGTTGGAGCATGGAAAGTTGGCAGAGAATTTGAAGAAGTTATAGATTCAACAGAACAAGCTATATTGCAACAAGCACAACAACAAATGTCAGCACCACCTCAACCAAGTGAAGCAGAAAAAATAGCACAATTAAAAGCTGAAGCGGAATTACAAAGAGAAAAAATGAAACAAGATGGAAAATTAGCGGACATAAGAGCCAAAACAGGTGCGGAAATGACAAAAATTAATTCAGAAGCAGAATTATCAAGAGAAAGAAATACATTAAAAGAAGATTTAGCATTGTTAAATACTGACGTTAAATTAGCAGAAAAGGCAATGGAATGAGTTATAAAGAAAACTATGAAAATATAAATTGGGCAGGCGGTAAAGAATATGTCAATAAAAAAAAGAGTAGACGAGGAAAATCTTTGCAAGTAATGTCCGATATAGAAGAATTTGTTAGTCCTATAGATAAAACTGTTATAAGCAGTCGTTCTGGATTAAGAAATCATGAAAGGCGACATGGAATTCGTCAAATTGGTAACGATTGGGCAGGTACTGCGCAAACTAATAGTGCAAAACCTGTTAATTGGCAACAATAGAAAGGTTATAAGATGGCAGAAAATAGCACTCCTGAAATACAGGAATCAGCAAAAGAGCCAATGAGCTTGGAAGCTGTATTAGAAAGTACAATCGGTGAAGCTCTGAATGAAGAAGAAACTGCAGAAACTCCAGTTGATAGCACTGAACAAGTTTCTAAAGAAGATTTAACAGTGCCAGAAGATCAAGAAACTTCTCCTGAAAAAGATGAAACTGAATCTGAAAGTTTGGATCAATTAGCTAATGAACAAACAGAAGATCAATCAGCGACAGATGATTCAGAAGAAAACACTGACACAGAAGAAGCTCCTAATAATTCAAATGAATCAAAATTAGAAGCTCCTAAAAACTGGTCAGAAAGTGTAAAAAAGGTGTTTGAAACTTTACCTCGAGAATCACAAGAATTTATGATTAAAAGAGATAAAGAGATGACAGCAGATTACACTAAAAAGACACAAGATTTAGCGGAACAACGAAAAAGTTTAGAAGCATTACAAAAGGTTATAGAGCCAGCTAAACAAGCAATTCAAGCAACAGGCATAAGTGAAGCAGAATATATTGCTCGTTTGCTTAACGCAGATCACGCCCTCAGAACAAACCCTAAAATAGCACTTCAACAACTTGCACAAGGTTACGGAATAAATTTGTCGTCCGATAATAATGAGAGTGAATCTTGGAATGATCCAGATCCACAGATTGCCCAATTAATGCAACAAAATCAGCAAATTATGGCAGAACTCAATCAATTTAAACAACAAAATATGCAATCAACAGTTGCGCAAACAGAACAAACAGTGGCAGAATTTTCTTCTAAAACTGATGCTAATGGCAATTTATTATATCCACATTTTGATAAAGTAAGAGTTAAAATGGGTAATTTAATAGATGCTGGAGAAGCAAAAGGTTTAGAAGATGCTTATAAAAAAGCTGTGCGCCTAGATGATGAACTATATGAAGAAACATTGAAAGCATCACAAGCAACAGTTAAAAAACTAGAAGATTCTAAAAGAAAAAAAGCGGTAGAAAAAGCAAGAAAAGTTAAACCTACAGCTTCATCTAATCCACCAAAAGGAACTGTAACAGCAACTGATTTGGATAGTTTGTTAATGACAAATATTGAGGGAGCAGGATTTACTAAATGATGTTGTGGGTGTAATTTTTAATTAGGAGGAAGATGATGGCATCTCCAAATAGTACATTTACAGAGATTGTTACTACCACTCTTGCTAATTACAGCAGGACAATGGCAGACAATATCACAAATAATAATGCTTTACTTCGATCAATACAGGAGAAAGGCAATAAAGTTGTATCTGGCGGTAGAACTATTGTGCAAGAACTTGAATATGCAACAAATAGCACTACAAAATGGTACAGCGGTTACGAAGTATTAGATACTTCAACAAGTAACGTATTTACAGCAGCCGAGTTTAATTATAAACAGTTAGCTGGAAATGTTGTTATTTCTGGACTAGAGCAAGTAGAAAACTCTGGAAAAGAACAAGTGTTTAACCTTTTAAAATCAAGGGTTAAAAATTTAGAAAAGTCATTGAAAAATACAATGGCTACTGCGTTATATGCAGACGGAACAGGCACAAGTGGTAAAGAATTAGGAGGTTTACAACTTCTAGTTCCTGGCACAGTAGGAAACACAGTTGGTGGGATTAACTCAACAACTTATTCTTTCTGGCAAAATCAAGTTTACGATTTTAGTACAGAAAGTGTTACACCT